TTGCCCTTGCTATTCGTCGTCGATTCGATGTCGGCAGTGTCCGCATCCTTATCGACATTCGCCGTCGGGCCGTTGCGCTTGACGTCGTCCAACACACCGTTAATCAGCGCCCGGACCAATTCGACGTCGTCCTTTGCGATCGCCCGCAATGCGGCCATATCGACGTGCGACCGATTGAGCAGACCACGCACCATGTTCTTATCGGCCACGGTCGCCGTCCACTTGCTGCCATCCTCATATTCACCGGAGAACGAGCCGCAATATCCGTAGTTCCATGCGACGTTCTTATCGTTGGTGAGTTTGACTTGTGCGGCGACGGTCTCAGGCTTTGCTGCCCGATTGGACGTCGTCGCTTTGTTGTTGGCCGCATTGACGATGTTACGCAACGCCGGTGCAATTGCTCGGAACGATGCCACCGACTTGCCGCCATTGGACTTAGCCGCTTCGACACTGGCGACCGTGAATGCACCCGCCGTAACGCTTTCCGCCCGATAAGCGATGTAATCCTCGCTCACCACCGAATAGGCCCGCTTTCCGAGGAAAGGCTTGTCCTTTGCAATGCCGAGGGTATTGCAGATGGTGGCGAATTCCGTCGTCTGCGCCGTCGCATTGTCGTCACCGATCACTCGCTTGTACAGATCGAATGCGACGCCGCCCGCCCGAACCTTCAGCTTGTACGTCGACTCGAAATACCGTGAGCCGAGCACGCTTTCCTCGGAGATAATCGCTTCGATCTCGGCCAGTGCGATATCCCGGTCTGCCTTGTTAATCTTCGTTGCCATTTGTCTGTTCCTTTGTGTTGGTCGTTGGTATTGCATGCGGCTCCCTTGCCATTCACCGCTACTACACATGTAGTAGCGGCGTGGTATTCACCGGCCTGGCTTTATCGTCGCCCGCTACTACACATGTAGTAGCGGACCGATAATCACCTAATCGGTTCCGCATATTGGTGCGATATGTGGCGTTCGCCGCATTGGTCTCACCCCATAATCATACCAGCTAATGTATAGCCTCTAGCAGCTAGCTACCCCTGGGGGTGCAGGCCCCCGTACCCATACCAAGTTTCTGAGGGAGGCGAACAGCCAGCCAGTTCTGTGAAAGGTGCCGGGACTTACGCCCACGTGGAGTGTTGTGCAAGCCACTCAGAGCAGGAAACGGTGGCGGGACGTAGGAGGCCGTAGGAGTTGTTAGGCGGGGATCAGGTGTTCGATTACTCGCCGGTAACCACTTCCCGCCAGGGAGGTCAACACCTACTTCCCCGGGAAGTGGTTCGCTCAGAGATGTGGGGAGCGATCTACCAGGGGTTATGGCACTTCCGGGAAGTTGTGGGGAGTGGCGGGGATTCAACTCCCCACACTCCCCCCCCCTTAAGGGGGGGAGTGGAAGTGATCCTGGAGATCAGGCTTGCTGCCACTTGCCCGAGCCCGCTGAGACGACCCTGCCGGTGGTGACGAGATGCTCGAAGGCGACGTACTTGATCTCGTTGCGGTGGCGAGCCGTCTCCTTGCAGATCAGGGTCTTGGTGAACGGGATCTTCTTCCGGCCGATGACCTTCATCATGTCCACCGCACAGTCGATGACGTCGTTGTCCTGCTTCTCTTGCGGGGAGACCACGTCCACCCCGGCGGGCGGGTAGATCCGGACCAGCATGTCGTCGGGCCCGGAGGCGTTGAACACCACCTCGGCGGCGACCTGGCCACGGGTGAAGGTCCCGTACCTGTCCTTGGCGCAGGTGAGGCGCAACTTCCCGCCCTTCCCCTTCGTCAGCGGCTGCAGCGCCTCCACCAGGAACGACGTGCCGCCGATCTGAGCCCGCTTCCGGGCTGAGCCCTTGGCGTACAGCGGGTTGTCCACGGACTTGGTCACGTGGTCGATGATGATCACGCAGGCCCCGGTGTCCGCCAATCCCCGCCCCACGCTGCGCAGCCAGGGAGCCACCTCGTTGTCGTTGTTCTCGTTGATCCCGTCCAGGCCGAACGCCTCGCCCAGCGAGTCGATCACCACCAGGCAGGCGCCGACCGTCGTGACCGCTGCGACCAGGCGCTTGATCGTCTCCGGCGACGTCGGGTCCGTCGGCCGGGCGTACTTGACCTGCGCCGTGATCTGCTCCTGCGTCAGCCCGAGGTGGCGCAGGCGAGCGGCGATCGAGGTGGGCGTGTCCTCCAAGTCGACGTACACGGCGACGCCGCCCTCACGGACCACGTCGACCACCGCCGACAGCGCCACCCACCCCTTGCCCAGGCCGGACTCGCCGTGGATGCCGTTGAGCACGCCGGGATAGAACAGCCCGATGCCGTCGGTTCGGCGCAGGATCGTAGGCGTGACCTGCACGAACGTCCCGTCCATGTGCGGGGTCAGGTCCACGAACGTGTACCACGAGTCATCGAGGAAGTCTGCGGCGCTACCATCGGCCTCGCCCTCCGTCGCTACTGCTTGGGCGTTATGGCCCGACGGCGGCGGAGGCATCAGCCGCAGCCTGACGTGGCCACCGAGCGCTGCCCTGTCCCCGCCGAACTCGTAGGCCGCGATGAAGTCGTAGAGGCTGATCGAGATCCCGCCGTCGGACTGGCGTGCGCCCAGCGTGCGCAGGTGGTCCGGCACCTCACCCGTCCAGATCGCCAGGCGTCCGTCCTCGTGCAACTCGGCGCTGTGCCCTTCCCGCACCGACTTGCCCGGCCTGGTCCAGTAGCGCCCGTTGCCCTTCTGCTGCCAGCCGTGCTTCAGCAGGTACTGCTCCCAGCTGAGGTTGGCTCGCACCCAGTCGCCCGGTGTGTCCCCGCCCACGTTGCTCGGGTGGCGCTCGACCGATTCACGAGGCGTCGGGGCCAGGTACGCCTCGATCATCCCCAGGATCCACTGGGGCGCCTGCATCGGGGCCCGGTCGAGCAGCCCCTTGCCCGGCGACGCGCCGTAGGACAGGAGCTCGCCGGTCTTCTTCGAGGCAGCCACCGAGGGCGGCAGCAGGACGTAGCCGCAGCCGACGTTGCCCTCGGCCCCACCACGGGCGTCGATCCCCGGCCCGAACACGTCCGTCCCGGTGATGGCATAGCCAGGCGGCACGTCGAAGAACAGGTGCGCTCCGCCGGACGGTGAGCGGTGCAGGACCAGCTGCTCGCGGTCCAGCGGGCCGTGCTGACGCTCCAGCGCCCCCCACGTCTCCCGGTTGTCGATGTCGATGCACAGCAGGTTCCAGCCCGCTGGCTGCGGGCCGCAGCACAGGCCCACGTTGTTGTCTTCAGCGAACCACCGTTCCAGCAGCGCCGGGTCGTTGCCAGCGTTCTGCTGCCACTTGTTCAGGATCGCTTCACGGCTGTGGTGGGCGACGGGCAGGAGGCGCAGGCCACGCTCCCCGAACTGTTGCGCTGCTGTCTGCAGCGGGTTGGGGAGCGGACTAGGGTCCATAGTGATCTGCCTTTCGAGGGGCGTTCATCGGGGGGGTCGTGGTTCAGGCCACGGCCCCCCCGCTCGTTGTGGTGGTTCGACCGTAGTCCCTGGTCGACGCCCTTGACAACGGGGCTAGTAGTAGCCTATAGTTACTACATGTCACACATCAGGCAGCGACCGAACCCGCCCCGGCAACTGGATCACCGAGAACAGATGGTGCAGATCAACGTGCCCGTCCCCCGGTGGTACCGCGAGCAGGTCTACGACTTCTGTGACGAGACCGGCAAGTCGTTCGCCTCGGTGATCATGGGGGCCGTGCTGCTGAAGGTGCCCGCTCGCAAGCCACCGAAGCTGCGTGAGTGGCCCCCGAAGCACTACCGCTGGGGCTACGTCTCGCCCACCGCTGAGGTCGACGAGGCGGCAGAGGGATGACCACGATCGTCGGCATCGACCCCGGTGTGACCGGCGGGCTGGCGTGCATCTACGACGGCAAGCTGGCGGCGGTCGAGCCGATGCCGATCTACGGTGGTCGGGCCGATGGGATGGGCATCGACCAGCTGCTCAGCGAGTGGGAGCCCGATGCGGTGTACCTCGAAGACACCCAGCCGATGCCGAAGAACGGGAGCATCGCCACCTTCAGCCTCGGGCTGAACACCGGGATCATCATCGGTGCCGTCCAGGCCAACGAGTTCCGCCTGGTGCGGGTCAAGCCGCAGCTGTGGAAGAAGCGGATGGGCCTGACCGGCAAGGACAAGAGCGCATCGAGGGGCCTGGCGAGGGAGTTGTTCCCCGAGTTCGCCAACAAGTTCGTCCTGGTCAAGTCCGACGGCCTGGCCGAGGCTGCGCTGATCGCCAGGTACGGAGCGTTCAACGAGTTCGCCACCCACTACGAAGGGCAGCCCCAGTGACCACGGAGTTGTGGCAGGCGTGTCTGATCCAGTTCCGTGATCGAGGCAACGCCACCGAGCAGCTGATGGCCCGGATGCTGTTGCAGCTGTCGACGATCGACAACCCGATGGTCGCCCGCCTGTTCGACTCCTACGCCTCAGAGATCCTGGAAGCCACCGCATGAGCGACCACACCCACAACATCAGCCTGAACACGATCCTCCCGCCTGCCCACTACCACCAGAACAACTGGCACCCCAGCGGCTTCGCCAACCAGCCCATCTACTACGACCCGAACGTCCCGCCCGGGAAGATGTACGGGATGGGCGGGGCGATCTACGCCAACCCCAGGGACTACCTCCAACCACCAACACCCAAGGAACCCAAGATGAGCACGATCGACAAGATCAAGGCCGAGCGCAAGGAGAAGCGCGAGCGAGAGGAACTCGAAGCGAAGTTCCAGGAGTGGGACACGATCTTCGCCAGCGAGCGGGCCGACGTCGGGTTCTTCACCCGTGACATCGGGGACAAGACCTACCGCTACGCCGCGCTGTACGCCGACAAGCGGTGGTACCTGACGGGCCTGGAGTCGAGGGCCTTCCCGGTCGAGGACTTCATCGCCTGGCTGATCGAGAAGGACGTCCTGCCGGAGAACTTCGTCTGGCTGGAGGCCGTCGAGTGAACGTCGACGATCTGATCGACGAGCACGAATCGAAGGGTGACTACCGTCGGGCGAATGGCGCTCCGATGGTCAGCGACCCGGCCAACCCCGACAAGTGGCTGCGCTACAGCCGCCCGTCCGGCTACGCCAAGGTGCTCGACAACTCCTTCGCCCTCAATGACTGGAAGATCAACAAGGCCATGCTCGGTGTCGCCGGGAGCAGCGCCATGCAGGCGCAGCTGCTCAGCCTGAAGGAGGGCGACAAGGACGGGATGAAGGCCCTGCGCGAGAAGGCGCTGGACAAGGGGGCAGCCAACGAGGCAGCCGACACCGGCACCGCGCTGCACGCGATGACCGCCCGGGTGGAAGACCAGAAGGATCTGTGGGATCCGCCCGAGCAGTACGTCGCAGACCTCATGGCCTACACCGACAGCCTGCACACCTACGGCCTGGTGTCGGAGTACGTCGAGGTGCAGATGTGCAACGACGACTTCCGAGCGGCAGGGACGGCCGACCGTATCTACAGAACGATGAAGGATCTGGTGGCTCCCGACGGCACCGTCGTCCCGGCAGGGACGTTGATCCTCGGGGACCTGAAGACCGGACAGAAGCTGGACTTCAGCCTCCCCGGCTACACGGTGCAGATGGCCATCTACGCCACCGGGGTGTTCTACAACGTGGAGACCAACGAGCGGATGGAGACGCCCGTGCTCCACCCGAAGTGGACGATCCTCGTGCACCTGCCGGTGGGCAAGGCCCTCTGCCGGATGATCTGGTGCTCGATCGAAGTCGGGCTGCAGGGTGCGCTGCTGGCGCACGACGTCAAGCGCTGGGACAAGGCGTGGAAGGCGGGCAAGGACGTCGGCTTCGACGAGCACGTCATCGAGATGCCGGGTGAGGTCAGCCCCGAGTGGGCGGCGGGTGAGGCCGAGGCAGCGATCGAGGACCCGACGATGATGCCGATGCCCGCCGTCTTCGACCAGATGAACGACTGGGCCAAGCAACGCATCGTCCAGGTCGGCAAGTACCCCAAGGCACGTGAGATGCTGATGCAGCGCTGGCCGGAGAACCTCCCGAGCCCCAAGCAGATCAAGACCGACGACCAACTGACACAGCTGCTCGACCTGCTCGACCAGATCGAGAAGCAGAACTCGCTGCCCTTCGTGCCCTCCGGGGTCGCGGCTGGCAAGCACAAAGGCGAGTTGCCCATCAGCAACACGCACCACCACACCAAGGAGCCAATGAACCAATGAACGATGACCTGAATGGATTCCTGTTCGGAGGAGGCGGCAAGGCTGCCAAGTTCGAGCAGATCGGGGACACGGTGGAGGGGATCATCACCCACGCCGAGGTCAGCCAGCAGACCAGCATGGAGACCAACGAGCCGCTCACCTGGACGGACGGAAGCCCCCGGATGCAGCTGGTGATCACCCTGCAGACCGAGCAGCACGACGACGACAACGACGATGGGCTGCGGCGCATCTTCGCCAAGGGCGGGCGCTTCGAGCCGCAGGAGGGCACCGGCACCAGCATGAAGGACGCTGTGGCCGACGCTGTCAAGAAGGCGGGGAGCAAGACCCTCGACGAGGGTGGCTGGCTGAAGGTCGGCCACTCCGGGATCGGCAAGAAGACGAACCGGGGGTACTCGGCTCCGAAGCTGTTCCGGGCGCAGTACAAGGCGCCCACGGCCAGCATCGCCGCCAAGGACCTGTGGGACGAGGAAGGCTGATCTGAATGGTCGAGATCCGGCGGATCAAGCCCTTGGTCCGCCTCTCGATCCCGACCAAGTACGTCCCGCCCAAGCCGACGAAATGGCGTCGTCTGCGGGATTATCCGCCCCCTACGCCACAGCCGACCCCGTGTCGGCTGTGGCAGGGGGCGCTCGACAAGTATGGGTACGGGAAGAAGAAGGTCAAGTACCGGCGCGACGGGCCGTGGGAGACCGAGAAGGTCCATCGCTGGGTGCTCAACCAGATCCGCGATGTCCGTCTGCGCCCGGACCAGGTCGTCCTGCACCGCTGCGACAACCCTCCGTGCTACCGGATCGACCACCTGAAGGTCGGCACGATCGCAGACAACAACGCCGACATGCTCGCCAAGGGGCGGGCCAGCAAGCCGCCGGTCAACGTGTTGCACGGCGAGAAGCACGGGATGTCGAAGCTGACCAAGGCAGCGGTTGAGGTCCTGTGGGAGATGCACGAGGCTGGTGCCTCGCAAGTGGAGATCGCTGCTGCCCTGGGTGTCAGCCGGACCACGATCCGGCGCGTGCTGCGGGGCCTGAGTTGGAAGGCCGAAGATGTATCAGATGACGATGTGGCCGGACCTGGCCCCGGAAGTGGAAGTGATCCCGGGGAAGGAGCCGAAGGAGCGCCGGACGAAGCATGATCCGATGAGTTCGTTCTGCCAGTGCCACTCCTGCATGAGGCGTGCAGCAACCTAGAGTTCGCCCATGCAGGTCAACCCCAACGACTTCCGCGTGCAGGCGGTCGTCGAGTGGCTGTGCACGCCGCCCGGTGATCGTGAGCCTCGGACCCAGAAGGATCTGGCAGCGTCGCTCGACCAGACCGAGAAGTGGGTCAGCGCGCTGAAGAACGAGCCGACGTTCCTGCGGATGTGGGAGGACCGCTACCGCAAGGTGGTCGGCAACCCGGGCAAGGTTCAGGAGGTCATCTCTGCGTTGCAGGAGACGGCCGCGGACCGCACCGATCCCCGCCAGGTGCAGGCAGCCCGGGCGTTCCTCGAAGCGGTCGACGTGATGAAGCCGAAGCGTGTCGACGTCACCGTGACCAGCCAGTCGGCCAAGGCGTTGACGGATGAGCAGCTGACGGAGATGATCGCACAGCGCGCTGCGCAGGAACTGTTGGAGCGTCAGGAGACGTCGTGACGGTGCAGAACGGGTACCAGCCGGGGACGGTCAGTCCGTCGTCACGTCGTGCTGACTTCGATCTGCGGCGGCGAGCGGACGAGGTCTTCGTCGGTCCCAAGGAGCCGGGGTCGAACTACGAACTGTGGTTCAACACCGAGGACCAGATCCTCTACGTCCGCTGGTCGGACGAGTGGGTCCCGCTGTCGATCGGCACGCCCGGCCCCGAGGGCCCGCCTGGTCCGGTCGGACCGCAGGGCCCACCGGGCAGCGGCGGCGGTAGTGGCGGCGTTGACGAAGTGTGGATCGGACCCGACGATCCGATCGCGGCCAACCCGACCCTCGAACTGTGGGTCGACAGCGACGCCACCGGTGGCACGGGTGGCGGCGGCACTGGCCCGCAGGGACCCCCCGGTCCTGCGGGTCCTGCTGGACCGGCTGGTCCTCCTGGTGCCGACGGTGCGCCAGGTCCGACAGGCCCAGCGTCCACCGTCCCCGGCCCAGCGGGTCCCGTCGGCCCCATCGGACCGCAGGGCCTGAAGGGCGATCCCGGAGCGACGGGCCCCACGGGTGCCACCGGTCCGGCCTCGACTGTGCCCGGTCCCGCTGGACCGCAAGGCGTCAAGGGCGACACCGGAGCGGCCGGTGCCGCCGGGGCGACAGGGGCGCAGGGGCCCAAGGGCGATCCGGGAACACCGGGTGCCGCGGGAGCGACCGGCCCAGCTGGGGCGACCGGCCCGCAGGGGCCAGCGGGCACCGTCCCCGACGGCGTGGCTGGCGACGTCACCGTGTCCGGCGGCGGCACGAACATCCAGATCAACGCCGGGTCGGTGGGCAACGCCGAGTTGGCCCTGATGCCGTCGACCACGGTCAAGGGCAACGGCAACGTGTTCGGTGGGCCAGCAGCACCAACCGACCTGTCGATCGTCACCCTGCCGTCGCTGATGCAGTCGTTCACCACGCCGAACGTCAAGGGCGTCGTCACCGGCCCGGCCACGGCCTCGGGCAACTTCCTGCGTGACGACGGCTCATGGCAACCAGCCAACGAGGTGTTCGTCGGAGCCACCGATCCTGGGGCATCATTCGAGTTGTGGGTCGACACGTCGGTATGAACGGAGATGCCTCGTGCCTGTCCTGAAGGCCCGCATCGGCGGGACATGGGTCGACGTCGGTGGCGGCGGGGCCGACGAGGTGTGGGTCGGACCGAACACGCCGACCGACGCGAACAACGAACTGTGGATCGACACCGACGAAGCCGACCTGACCGATCCGAACGTCGCCCGGTGGAACAGCGCGTGGGGCATCGTCGGTGTCGGCACGCTCCCGTTCAACGACGGGACCATCGGGACCGCCGGGGGGGTGTTGACCAACCAGCTGGTGGTCACCACCGTTGCTGGCCGTCGCTACCGGGTGTCATTCCTGATGCGAGCGATCGGTAACGGCGTCAACAGCGCCAACACGGTGACGCTGCTGATCGACGGCACCGCGGTCTACGAACGCTGGTTCCAGATCATCGGTAACACCAACTACGACAACGTCAACACGGAGTGGATCGTCACCCCGTCCGCTGGTTCGCACACCTTCCGCGCCGACTGGGGTGGCACCGCGGGGGCCGCGATCTTCTCCAACGGCGGGCACTTCTACGTCGAGGACATCGGCCCGGTGTCGCTGGCCTCGGACCCGCCCGCCCAGCCCGCCAGCGTGTGGACCGCACCGACGTTCCTCAACGGGTGGTCGAACTATTCCACGGCGGTCTACCAGCAAGCCGGGTACCGCAAGATCGGGGATCAGGTCTTCCTGCGGGGGCTGGTCAAGGGCGGGACGTTGGGCGTCATCTTCACGCTGCCCGTCGGGTTCCGTCCTGTGCTCATCGAGCACTTCGCCGTCTCGTCCAACGATCTGTATGGCTCGCTCAACATCACCGATACCGGCGTCGTGCAGACCGGTGCTGTGGCGTCGACCATCTGGGTCTCCCTCGCCAACATCCAGTTCTCGACGGTGGCCTGATGCCGACGATCAAGGCGAAGATCGGGGGCGTCTGGACGCCGGTCGGTGGCTCCGGTGGCGGTGGCACCGATGAGGTGTGGGTCAGCGCCGACGCACCCACCGGGACCACCCAGGAGTTGTGGTACGACACCGACGAACCGAACCTGTACGACCCGGACACGGCCCGGTGGAACAGCGCGTGGGGTGTCGTCGCCGTCGGCACGTTCGCCTTCTCTGAGGGCTCGACCTTCACTGATGGGTTGGCGTTCACCAACCCGCTCAGCGTCGCAACGCTGACGACGCGTCGCTATCGCGTGCGTTTCGTCCTGCGTGCCGTCTCGGCCAGCGTCGCGCAGGGGTTCTACTTGCAGCTGACCCGTGACGGGACGGCGATCGACGACCGATACAACCAAGTCGCGCCGGTCAACTTCAACCAAGTGCATGGTGACTGGCTGCTCCAAGGGACCGGAGCGACCAACGCCTACTCGGTCTTGTTCAAGGGGTCGATCGGGAGCGTCGGGGGCTACTCGGGCAACTGGTACATCGAGGACGTTGGCCCGGTGTCGCTGGCCTCCAACCCGCCCGCTCAGCCCGCCAGCGTGTGGACGAACCTGACGCTGCTCAACGGGTTCACGGCAGCCAGTGGCAACCCGCCTCAGTATCGGAAGGTGGGCGACGTGGTCGAACTGCGCGGTGAGGTGGGCCGCGTCGGGGACAGCAGCAACCCGATGTTCAATATCCCGGCCGGATGCGCTACTCCCGTTCAGGTGGTTCACCCCGTGAACGTCGTCATCACTGGGGTGTGGACTACGACTGGATTGCACATCGTTGGGGGCGGCACCACGGCCCAGCTGCTGAACGTCGGGGCGACTCAGATCTCGCTCACCTCGGTCCGCTGGTCGGTGACGCCATGAGCGGCGTGCTGAAGGCCAAGGTCGGTGGCGTCTGGGTGCCGATCGTCGGGTCGGGGATGTCGGCCGAGGTGGCCCGGTGGAACTCGGCCTGGGGCGTCGTCGCCACGGGCGTCGGCAAGGGCACCACCGTCACCGCCCCGGTCAACTTCTACATCGACCTGACCGAGGTCGTCAGCTTCACCGCAGTGGCGGGACGGCGCTACCGGCTCTCGGTGCGGCTCGCTTCGATCACCGGGCCCGCGGGGGGCAGCGCGGTGGCGATGGCCGAGGGTGCTGGGATCATCGGGGATGCTGACCAATGGTTCTGGGTCAGTGGCCAGTTCTCGGGCGGCTGGCTCCAGTCCTACCTCGTTGGCGACGGGCTCATCCACAACGTCAAGGCCGTCCTCGAAACGAGCACTGCGGCCGCAGGTTCGCAGACCACGTACAACGCCAAGGGCGTCGTCGTCGAGGACGTCGGTCCGGCGATCTACAACCCGGCCCCGCCACCGGTCAACACGCCGACGGCGTGGACGGACGTGACGTTCCAGAACGGGTGGGCCAACGAAGGAACTGGCGTGCAGCCAGCGCAGTACCGCCGCGTCGGTGACAGGGTGGAGTTGCGTGGCACCGCCACTCGGTCGTCCGCCTTGGTTGCCGTCATGTTCAAGCTCCCGGCGGGGTTCTGCCCTCCGAAGCTGATGCGCTGGAGCCTGGGGGCGATGGCTGCCGGGGTCGGGGGTGCGTACACGGTTCGCGCTGACATCAACATCGACGGGTCGGTCTCGGCCAGCGATATCTATCCGGCCGGGATCGGTGCTCCGGTCATCTACCTCGCCAACATCCAGTTCTCCACCACGCCCTGAAAGGCAGCCATGTCCTACAAGACCATCAACCTCAGCTTCCAGGACGAGGCCCTCACCGGGCGGATCACCGCCTGCTGCATCCAGGAGAAGCACGAGCCGCTGACCGCAGCGATCCAGGCGGTGTGCACGGCGACCGATGTCGAGGAGGCGTACGAGTTCGCCATCACCTCGGAGAACCCTGACCCCGGCGGAGACGAGACGGTCATCACCGACCCGATGATCCTCGGCGTCATCCAGGCGTACTTCAACCCACCCGGGCCCGGCCTGCCCCTGCCGTGACCCTGGTCGACGAGTCCCAGATCACCTGGGACCAACTGCTCGAAGAACGCGAGTGGCGCAAGTGCTTCCCCACGTCGCACGACACCACGGTGCTGCTCGAAGGGTTCTCCTACTTCTGCGCCAACTACGTGTACATCAAGCACCCGGATCGCGGGCGCATCAAGTTCGAGATGTTCCAGGCCCAGCAGGACTCCGCCCAGCTGTGGCTGGAGTCGCGCTACTCGATCATGCTGAAGGCCCGCCAGATCGGGTTCTCCACCCTGGTGTCGATCTTCTGCTTCTGGCTGACGTTCGGCTACGAGGACCGGGTGGTCATCATGCTCAGCCGCACCGAGCGCGACGCCATCAAGCTGCTGGCCAAGGCCAAGTACTCCTTCCGCTTCCTGCCTGAGTGGATGAAGGAACGCGGCCCGGTGATGAATGCGACGCAGACGAAGATCGAGTTCTCCAACGAGTCGTACATGGAGTCCCTGCCGTCGGCCAGCGACCCTGCCCGTGGTGAGTCGGTGTACCTGGCGGTGATCGACGAGCTCGCCTACCTGCCCAACAGCGAGGAAGCGTGGGCCTCGATCGAGCCGGTCGCTGACGTCGGTGGCCGGGTGATCACCCTGTCCACGGCGAACGGTGAGGGCAACCTGTTCCACCAGCTGTGGGTCGGGGCACGCAACAAGACCAACCGGTTCAAGGCGATGTTCCACCCGTGGTGGGCCAGCGGCAGGTCCCAGGCTTGGTACGACGACAAGGTGCGCGACCTGCCGGAGTGGCAGATCGCCCAGGAGTACCCGAGCGACGAGGACGAGGCGTTCCTGAAGTCGGGCCGTCCGGTGTTCAACATCGAGATGCTGCGGGCCCAGGAGATCTACGACCCGATCGCTGAGGGGTTCTTCAACGAGCACCGTGGGCTCAGCTTCCAGCCCGACGAGAACGGGCCGTGCCGCATCTGGCAGATGCCAAAGGAGGACGGGCGGTACTGCATCGGTGCCGATCCCAGCCAGGGCTTGGAGCACGGCGACTTCTCCAGCGCCCACGTGATCAATGCCCGTGACGGCGAGGTGGTCGCGCTGTGGCACGGGCACATCGACCCGGACCTGTTCGGCACCCACGTCCTGGCCCCGCTCGGGCGGATGTACAACCAGGCGCTGGTCGGCGTGGAGTCGAACAACCACGGCCTGTCGACGCTGAAGGCGATGCACAAGGAGCGCTACCACCCGCTGTACATGCAGCGCTCGCCGCGCTACAAGAAGTCGGTGCCGACCGACATCCTCGGCTGGCGCACCACGCAGATCACCAAGCCGCTGGCGATCGACGAACTGAACAAGGGGCTGCGCGAAGGCGCGCTGCGTCTCCACGATCAGGCCACCCTCAGCGAGTTGCGTGGCTTCGTGCGTGACGACTCCGGGAAGCTGAAGGGCTCACCATTCGATGACCGGGTGATCAGCCTGGCGATCGCCTGCCAGATGTTGAAGCACGTCTGGCTGCCGCAGTTCGAGGCGCACAAGACGCCTGGGCTGGGGACGATGGGCTACTTCGAGGCAGTGTTGTACGGGGACGACCCTCTGTCCAAGATCGGACAGAGGAGTACTCTCACGAAACGGGAGCCGTATGGCGCCCCCTGGATCAGGAAGACG